AGCCCCTACTAGAAAGCTAGAGACTACGGAAGATACTTTCACAGGTGAGCCTGCTGATTGTGTTGCGGTGATATACTTAACTACACCGCCTAAACCTGAAAATGCGAGAGAAATAACCGTTGCTATGATGTCAATGCCATTGTTAGGCGATCCGTTATCTTGCATTGGTTACTCATTGAATTTCGTGCAATAAAAAAACCCCGACCGTTTCCGATCAGGGTATTGTTAAATTTATTTCGGTGTTCAATACTTACACTACGACCACCGTATATGATTATGATAGGACAAGATGACAAGTATGTCAATATATAAATCGAATTTTTTTAATGTTTTTTCTTTTTTCGCTCTCTATTGCCAATTTAACTTCAATCTTGATTAGAATGTCGTAGATGATTGCTTTCATTAAGGCTAAATCTTTCTCTACTCTACGCTTACAGGTTTTTAAGCAAGGAATTCTAATATCACGCTTACCGTTACAAGGCTGCATATATTGAGGCTCTTCACGCTCTCTTAATTTTGTGGCTATTCTGTTTACTGTTAATCTATGAACGTAGTATGACATTAGAATAAACCGCATACGCTCGTCATATTTCTTGAAAAACATCTCAATATCTTCACTAACAGCCATTCCAAATTCATCGCTACAAATTACTTGGCTTGGCTCATCTTGTGGCTCTACGCTTTTCATAAGTTTGTAGAGAATATTTAGCTCTGGTTTGTCTAATCTTCCGCTATTAATCCAACCGCCCCAAGAATACATTCTGTTGTCAACGAATTGAATTTGGTCGTAGTCTAATTCTGGTAGTTCGCTGAATTTATTCATTCTCTAGTTCCTTGCATTTGGCTTTGTAGATTTTAATTTGCTCTTTGATTTCTTCGATTGTTAGTTTTAATGGCGGATGGTCGTTTCTTTCCAGATATTCAACCCGCTCAATTCCGATTTTCTTGATTAGGTTTATTCGGTATTCAATCGCATTGCCGCTTTTGTAGTTATTACAGGCTGAACACTGTTTGTGTATGTTGTCCTCGTTAAATCTCAACTCTGGACAGGCTCCACGACTTCGATAGTGTCCTGCGTGATATTGCCCTTGGTGATAACGACCGCAAGAAATACAAGGCTCATTTTTATCTCTCAACCGGATGAATTTATTCACCCAACTTTGTAAATCATCTAGCCACTCAGAGCGGCTTTTGATTTTCTGTTTAAGTGCGGTCATTCTTTTCTTGGTTTCTAACCGCTCTTGTTTATCTTGTTTCTCTTTTTTCTTTCTCGCCTGCTCTTTTGATAAAGCTATCGCACATTTAGGTGAGCATACCTTTTGCATTGAGCTGATAGTTTTCACAAAGTAACAGCCGCATACTTTGCATTTAGTTTCCTTAGGTTTATTCATATCTACCACCATTTACCAGTGATTAGGATTACTACTAGGCATAAGCAAGTGTAACTAGCGATTAAAATCCATAATTCCTTGTTATTCATCATCGGCTCCACATATAAAACAAATAATCACAAACACAACCACGAAAAGAACTACTGATAGGGCTATTTCTTCTCTCATTCGACTTTATCCTTAACATATTTGAGTTCGTAGTATTTCTTTTTAAATTTCAAAAGTTCACTACTTAAAGTTTTTTCATTTGAAAAATCAGCACAAATAACAATACCCATAATGAAAGATAAAGTGCTCAAGAGCGAAGATAACCACCCAAGCGTGCTATTTGATAAATATCCAATAGCAAGACACCCGATGATGATTAAAATAAAAATTAACGTTCTCATAGCTTAAAACTCCCATTTGTCATTAAACTTAACACCGTTCTCAATGCCCCAAGCGGTTGTGTATTCGATTAGGCTTGCCATTCTCTTAACGCCCATTTTTGACGTTCTTTCTCGAACGTTTACCAATTCGCCCTCAATACCAGTAACTAGCTTGTATGGTTGTTTTGTTGCTATTGTATGACCGCTTACAATTAGGTTTTTCCATCCGTAAATATCGTACTTATCGCCTTGCCAAGTTGCTTGTTTTGAAATGTCGCCTAACATTCCGTGAAATTTATTGTTCTGCTCCATTGAGCGTGTTTTAACCTTGATTTCTACAACAAGCGGATTTAATTCGTTGATTGGTAAATTTCTGATTAACTCCATCGCATTTCTGCGGACTGCTTCATTGACTAGAAACATTGGCTTAAAATCAAATTCCATTTCGGCCTCGCTTAAAAATCGTCCTTGTCGTGTTTTTTATAGCTCTGTTGTCTTGGCTCTTTTTTGCCAATTTGAGATCTGCGTTCTGCATCAATTTGATCGCACTCAAACATCGAACCGAATTTCTGATCTACATAAACTTTACCGGTGCCACCATGTCGGTTTAATCTGACAAGGATTTCTGTCAATGATTGGTCGGCCTGTTCGTTGTAAACGCTCTCTTTGTGTAAGCCGAACCAATAATCGCACTCCTGCTCAATCTGGCCTGTGTCTCGGCTGTCGCTTGGTAATGGTCGTTTATCTGTTCTGTTTTCTAATCCACGATTTAATTGAGTTAAAAGCAATACAACACAATCCATTTCACGGGCGAGATTTTTTAATTCTTTTGTGATTTGCCCGTAAGCTAAATCATTACGTTCTGCTTTTTCGGCTTTCATCAAGGTTAGGTAGTCCACACCGATTAAGCCGATAGTTCCCTGTTCACGCTTAATTCTTCTGCACTCATTACGGATATGGGCCATTGATACTGCTGGAGTGTCGTCAATGTATAACAAGTCATCTTGGACAAGTTCTTCTGTCGCACTTAGCACTCTAGAATTAAATGTTTCTGGGTGAATGTGATATTTGTCGTAGAAGTCATCTGGATTTTTTTGATTTTCGTAGAACGCATTGCTGTTTACGTTCGCACGTTTACTAATCATTCGCTCAAAGATTGCTTTGCCAGATATTTCAAGACTGAATAGCAATACTGGTTTTTTCTCGTTTAAAATGCAGTTTTCGGCCATCATTGCGTAGAAAGCTGTTTTTCCGCATTTAGGTCTCGCACCTACTGCGATTAGTGATTGTTTTACTAATCCTTTCGGGCCGAGTAAGTTATCAAGTGCGATAAGTCCAGTTGATAAACCGCGCACCGCATCTGGATTTTCCATTCTTAGACGGTAATCCTCTACCCAATCCATACCAACATCACGGCCTCGTCTTAATCCTTGAGATTTGCCATCACGAGAATAATCTGCGATTTCTGACATTAATCGACTGATAGCCTCTAAACGTTCTTCAACAGGTAAACCGTTTTTTTCAAAGATTAAACTTTCACAATCTTGTAATTTACCAAGAGTAAAGCGTTTAACAGCCTCAGAACGAACAATATCTGCGTATGCTTTAACGTTTCCAGCGCTTGCGGTATTGCTTGATAATTCTGCCAAGTAAGCTAATCCGCCAACTTCATCGCTAATGCCTTTTGATTTTAAAGCGTGTTCAAGCGTTAAAATGTCTATTGGTTTACTTGCTTGAGCCAGACTTCTCATTTCTGCGAAAATGTGTTGGTGTGCTAGCGTGTAAAAGCTTTCCGGTTTCAACATTGAGAAGATCGCATCTGTTTTCGGATTAACACCGCTTAACATCAACGCACCAAGAACCATTTGCTCTGCACTTAAATCGTATGGGATAACTTTTAAAACTTCGGAACTCATTACAATGCCCCCTCTCTAACTCTTAATACTTGTTTTGGTTTAATCGCAAAATCAAAGTTTGCTCGCCAACCTCTATCGTTCTCGCCAAGATGATGCGGTTTGAGTGCAGCAAAGAACGCTTTGAAATATTTCTCAACACACTCAAGTGTTGGCTCTCTCAATTCCACTAAGAATTTTTTAATTGCTCTTCTGCGTTCATCGTTTACTTTTTCAACAAACGGTAATTGACTACCTGCATTTTCATTGGCCTCATTCCAAGCATTTGCAATTTCGTTGAAGTTAAATTTAATGCCTTTTGAGCGTTTCAATCTAACATCAGCAGAGACAACCACAACACCGTCAATTTCTTCACGCTCAACTACCCCCTCTCGAAGTAATACAAGTCCAGCGTTAGGAGTTGCTTGGTTAAGTTTAAAAATTGATTTTTCTCTCGCTATTTCGTAATCAATCTCAACACCTACTTTTGCACCTTGTTTTTGAACAAGTAAATCAATTCGACCTACACGACCATCGCCTCGATTTTTTACAGGGAACTCTCTAATGCACTCATAACCTCTTTTCACCAAGAAATCGAAAACATCATCATGGAGAGTTTTAGCATCAACAGCGCAGAAGTTTTCTTTGAGCAATCCAATAAGTTCATCACGCAGAGCTAGATTTTTATTTTTTCCTCCTGTGGGAGGGTAAGGGTGGGTATTATTAATATTATTATTAGTATTATTATTTGTCGGATCTATTTCCGAGCTAATTCGGATTTGTTTCCGAGTGTCGGATTTATTTCCGAGTTCATTCGGATCTATTTCCGAGTTAGATTTTGTAAATTCATTCCAAGTTTTACCTTTCTCAGTTAGCTTAATTAAGTCTTTTTCACCTTGTTTTTGATATGAAATTAATTCTTTCTTGGCTAACTCAACAAAGTGACGGTAAACCGTGTCAGTTTTTGAATAAAACAAAGGCAATTCTTCAATAACTCGATTTCTTGAAACCCAGTAGAACACTTGACCGTCAATGGTTACATCTTTGGCCCAAGAGGAAGATTGGTTGAGTAAATCAAACAATGCTGCTTGATTAGCATTTAAGCCCCATTCAATGGCTTTTTGGTTATTTATGTATGTGTTAAATCTCATATCTCTAACCCCTCAATCACCAATCTTAATGCTGTTATGTACTCTTCCTCGCTTAAATCCAATGCTTTCAATCTTGCTTTGATGTTCTCGTAAGCTTTCCATTTTTCCTGTTCAATCAGGCCGCTTATAAATTCGCTCATTTCGTTCATATCAAGCCACCAATCTGTATTCAGCAACGCATTTGCCGCTAGGTACTACAATCATTCGTCTTTCGATTTTGTGA